AAACCATGTAAGAATGTTGATGAATATATAAAAAGTTATAATGAAAATTTCAATAATACAACCAAGTAGAAACAACTTAAAATATCTTAAATGGTCATATGATGCCATTAGAAAGAATCAAGGTCATCATACGGTAGAAATATGCGTAGCAGACGATTTTAGTGATAAAGATGGCACATGGCAATGGTGTCAGGAAATGATGCAAACAGATACACATTTCAAAGCTATTCGTAACGAAGGACCAAGTCGACTAGGACATACTATTTTATATGACCAACTAGTTAATGAAGTTGCATCACATGACATTTGTATGATATATCACGCAGATATGTATTTATGCCCAGGCGCATTAGATCATATTGAACAACATATTGGTGCTAAAAAGATTGTATCATTAACAAGAATTGAACCACCATTACATCCACCTGGACCAGAAAAAATATTATTAGATTGCGGCATTGAACCTGAAGAGTTTGATGAAGATAAATTGCTACATAATATAGAAATGGAATATGATATTATTTATAAAGATAAAATTACAGAAGGAATATTTGCTCCGTGGGCATTTATGAAAGCAGACTTCCAAGAGATAAATGGACATGATCCTTTGTATGCACCACAATCAAAAGAAGATTCAGATATATTTAATAGATTCCAATTAAATGGAGTTACATTTATACAAACTTGGGAAGGACTAGTTTATCATATGACATGTAGAGGTAGCAGATTTAATCCAACCCTAACAACGCCAGGACAAAATAGTCCAGAATGGGAAGCTCAAAATCAAAGATCAACAAGAAACTTTATACGTAAGTGGGGACACTTTTGCAAACATGATGAATTCATGAAACCAATTGTTCCACCTAAATATAATATTGCATTTCGAGTAACAAATTGTAATATGTCAATGGTAGAAGCATTGGAGCCATGGTGTGATCGAATTTATATAGATAACGATATGCAGGTATTGATTGATTCATATATTGAAAAAGAACAACCAAATACTAAATTTGATTTAACTAAACGTGTATTTTGTATTGGATATAATGATCCTGAGGGTGAAAATGATATTGTTGTTGATATTGATGGAAAACGATTTGGAAACAATGAATATTATTTAATACAACAACTTACAGAAATAATAAAAGATTCCGGAGAACCAGGAACATTCAAATTAAATAGTTTACAGGTCACAATTATAACGTTACAATCATATGAACAAGATTTAATTGTAGTGTAAACGGTAAATTTAGTCTTGATATTTTCGATATAATCGAATTCATGTTATTTCATTTTGCGTCATATTTATTTTAAAAAGAGACAAATCATGAAAGGACTATTTAGCGACGAACCAGGAACCGCATCCTCAAAACGAGTAGCAGGATTAATATGTATTATTTTTTTAAATATTACATTGGTAGCTAACTCATTTTCACATGGCGATATAAAACCATCAGACATACTAGTACAAACAGTTGGTATGTTGGCTTTTGGTTGTTTAGGATTGACAAGCATCGACAAATATACAAAAAATAAAAAATAAGACTAACAATGAGTTTAAAGAGTTTACAAGAAAAAATCGGAGTGACTGCAGATGGTGCATTTGGTCCTGGTACTATGAAAGCCGCAATGGCATTCTATAAATTGACACCTACAAGAGCAGCGCACTTCTTTGCGCAGACTGCTCACGAGACTGGAGAATATAAATTATTTAGCGAAAACTTAAACTACTCTGCATCAGGATTGCAAGGTACATTCGGTAAGTATTTTCCAGGGACATTAGAAGAGTCATATGCTCGTAACCCAGAAAAAATTGCAAACAGAGTTTATGCAGATAGAATGGGTAACGGAAATGAAGCTTCAGGCGATGGTTGGAAATATAGAGGTAGAGGTGCTTTACAATTAACTGGAAAAGCTAATTACCAAGCATTTGCAACATACCTTAACAAACCTGAGATTATGACTAATCCAGATTTAGTAGCTACTACTTATGCATTTGAGTCAGCCATGTACTTTTTTGATAAAAACAAGTTGTGGGCTATATGTGATCAAGGAGTAAGTGATGCATCTATCCTTTCACTAACAAAACGTATCAATGGCGGCACTAACGGATTAGACCACAGAAAAGCATTAACAAATAAATACTTCACTTACGTAAAATAATCAGATATGAAATATACGAGAGATCAAATAGAAACTGCAGTTAAAACCAAAGGATATGCTTGGTTCGAAGGTGCAAAAGACTATGATGTTAACATTGTAGGCGTTAGAAACTCAGCAACAGGTCAAACTGTAACAAATGCATTTGATGATGTAATTACAGTATCATTTAAAATAGATGGGGTATGGCAATATAAAGAATGGGCTAACACAACCGATCCTGGAAAAAAGGGTGTTATGCAGTTTGGTAACAAAGCTGGCGTTGCTCGTTTAGTAGAAGGTCAATATAGAGGTTCACATACCATTAGATTGCATCAAGGACAATATGAAGCTTTAGGCCAAGCAAAGAACGTTAAAGTTTATCGCGATGCCAATAAAGATATGAAGTATGATGAAACCAAAATAGATGAAGGCGTATTTGGTATTAATATACATAAAGCAGGAGCAGATTCAACATATGTTGAGAATTGGAGCGAAGGGTGTCAGGTATTTAAAAGATCTGCAGATTTTGAAGAATTTATGACTATATGTCGTAAAGCAAAAGCAATACACGGAAATTCGTTTACATATACATTAATTGAATCAGCGGATATACGATGAAAACAACAACAATCACAGCAGCAGCTACATACACGGTGAGTACAATGATAACATTTATATGTACATATTTCTTTAATATGGCAATATCAAACTCTGATCAGTATCTTGCACTAGTAGCAGTAGTAATGACGGATGGGTTCTTTGGAGTAATTGCAGGAATTAAACGTGAAGGATTTCAAACATGTAAAGCAATTAAAGTATTACGTACTTTGGCTACATGGGTAATGATATTAACTGTTGTGTTGATGGTTGAAAAAGGTTTTGCTGGTACGAGTTGGTTAAGTGAAACTATACTAGTACCATTTGTTATTTTCCAATTAATGTCGACATTAAAAAATGCATCATTAGCTGGATTTATTAAATTAGAAGTATTAAATACTATTTTAGATAAGTTTGATAATCATAAAGGAACAAGATAATTAGTTTTAATCTATAGATTTGATTTCACAAAAAAATTCATTATATTATAATAAATGAATTATCGTACAATTGCTATAGCATTTTTAATATTCATGTTCGGCCAATGTTTAGTCTGGTTTCAGGTTAATGCTCCTATATTATGGTCTTGGGGTAAATCATGGAAATGGTTATTAATCCTAGGTGGAATTCCAATAACATGGTTATTTATGTCAGCAACGGAACTAGCAGTCACCGGCTTCGCGGGATCCTTTTGGCCAGGTCGATTTATGTCCTTTGTAAGTGGTATGTTAATTTTTACCATATTAACATATATGTTTTGTAATGAACCAATTACTACTAAAACTGCAGTATCATTAGTATTAGCTTTATCCTTAATATTAATTCAGTTATTTTGGAAATCATGATATTTATAATAAAATAAAAAGGATTAATTAATGCAGAACAATTCATTAATATTAAATAATATATTTCTTGAAGAAATAATTAGAGCAAAACTACTTGATACGCACGATAACTCAGCAAATACATCAAAATTAAACGAACAAGTTGGATTTGATAAGTATACAAAGAATTATAACACAGAAGTTCGGCCAATTGCAGCATTAGGATTAAAGTACGATTCCAAACAGGCTAAATTTATAAGACTTCAAGTTAAAGCCGCAACTGAATTACAAAAACAGCTTAATGCAACGACAGCTTCGGGATTACTGGATAGTCCAGCTGAACAAAAAAAATATATGTCATATATGAGACCAAAAGCAGTATATGATAAATTAAAAGACAAATCATCATATTTTCTTCCATGGAAAAACACCGCAGCAGATTCATTTTTTAAAAATATTGTGAAAAACAGTACTGGTGCAATGACAGGTGTATATGAAAATCACACCAATCCAGACAAACAGTGGTATTCATATCAAATATTAATGATCGCAGTCTCCGGCAAAACCCGATGTGTTGTTCAATTTCATCCGGATGGAACATGCAATATTTCCGATGAAGGTCCGCTTTCCGTTAGCAAATGGAATTATTCAATAAAGGGTGGCAAGTTATATATAACTCAGCCAGATATAGATAAATGGATCATGAAGTGTACACCTAGTGCATATTATCTTGTTGCTGAATTTAATCCGGAGTTAAACAACAAAGTATTTGATCCATACAAAGGCGCAGGATTTTGGAAATCTGCTTGGCTAGATCTTACAGGATATCGTAAAGAAAATTATTGGGCAACTAAAAAAGATCCACAAAAATCATATGAAGAAAGTTCGGACGCTTTTTGGGATGTAGTACAAACAATTGGTGACTGGGCCGGACTTATTCCTGGATATGGTGATATAATCGATATCGCCAATGCAATAGGATATTTTTCACGAGGAAAAAAATTCGAAGGTTGTTTATCGTTAATAGCAATAGTACCGGTGGTTGGATCTGTTATTAAACTAGGAGTTAAAAACGGAGTAAAAGCTCTTCGTGTTGGCAACAGAGTTGGATGTGAAGCCATAGATGCAATAATAGCTAACCCAACTCTTGGAAGTATATTATTAGATTATCTTAGAAGAAATAAAGCAGCACGTGATGCATTTAAAGCTTTCATAAAAAATGCACACAAAGCATCAGCATGGCGACCAATTGTAACTGCAGTAATTAATGTATTGAGATGGATACCTGGTGCTAAAATGGTATCAGAGGCATTAAATGTAATGTTGCGAGATTACGGTACCGCTTTTGATAACTATTTCCGAGGCTCCATTTTAAAATTAGATCAACTAATACAAACTTTGGATGTTGGATCCGATGCTGCTAAACTAGGAGCTAAAGCGGAACGAGAAACAGCAGAAAAGTTAGCAACAGATAACGCTGCAGCGGCAGTAGAAACCGGCAAATTATTTGGTAGACCGTTACGTAAACGATTAATACAAGATCTTGGTAGTACTATACTTAACGGTGCTGGGAGACTTAATAAGTTTCTAGAAAAAATAGTAGGAAAAGAATTTTGGGATGCATTAAGTCGAAGTATGTCTAATAATTTTGTTAAATTTGCTAGCAACTTGCCATTAAAAGAATTTATAGGATTAATCAAAGCGTCACCGGGCGGCATAGCTTTATTTGTACGATCGCTTAAAACATATGATGAAACAATTATAAGATATTTTATAGACAACCGTATTTTACCAGGTATAATACTACCTGGTGCACGATTGTCTGAAAATTGGCGTGCATTAACGGCACATATAGGTAGAGCAACCGATCGGGAATTAAGAGACGTCATGCGTCATATTAGAGGCTCAATGGCGGGCATGCCAGAAAGGATAACTGATTTAAACTATCGCGTAATAACATCGCTAATTTCAGAAGGTAACGCCTTCTATAAAGTATGGTGTATGAAATTTTGGAATATTATACGCGGCGCTGCTCCATGGGCAATTTATAAATGGGCAAAAGATGGTAAATATATTTCATTCGTAAAATATGGTACTCAACCAAATCTACTTACTAAATCATTTACTCCGATTTATAAAGCAATTGACACGTGGCTAGCTGCAATACCAATTGCAGGTCCAATCATAGCGGCGCCAATAAAATTGTTACTTAAAGCTCTAGACGGATTAACTAATTTAAAACGATTAGATATAATTTGGAATGAATTACAAGACTTTTTTGAAAATACAACAGGAAAAGATCTGTCAGTCAACGAAAAACAAAGTGTTATTCTATCAACATTCGCATATTTCATAGGTAATGCGCCATATGATTTGATAAATTATCTGATTAAGATAGTTGGCGGAGTTCTACCAAAAGGTGTTGTACCAGTTAATAGACCAACAGAAATTCCGATGGTAAAAAATCAAGGATTTGCCAAAAAATTAAATGATAAATAAAAATAAATAAGTAGTGCTACTAGAATACAAAACACATGGTGAACTTAATCCAAAGCTTTGGGCAGATAATAATCTGCGTTCAAAATTACATGCTGGGTTGTTAAAGATTGCAGATCATTTTTATGATTTTTTAGAAATAGATGTGCCTATCCAAGACATCATTTTAATAGGTAGTAATGCTAATTATAATTGGACTAAACATAGTGATATTGATTTGCATGTTATAGTTAACTATTTAGAGATTGGAGATAATCTACATCTTGTAAAAAACTATTTGCATGCAAAAAAAAGTGTATGGAATTCAAATTATCCTTTAAAATTTAAAGGCATGAACATTGAATTGTATGCACAAGATTCAAATGATAGTTTGCATTCAAGTGTTGGTATATATTCATTGCTTAATAAAACATGGATACAAAAACCAAATTCAAAAATTATATCAATTGATGATTCTGCAATACAGCAAAAAACACAGTCATATGAATATGAAATAGATGCATTATCAGAATCAGATCCAAAATTAGAATTTAAGATTAAAGATTTATTGCTGCGACTACGCAATTTACGACAGGCAGGACTAGAAGCTGAAGGTGAATATTCATTGGAAAACTTGGCATACAAACATCTTCGTAACACGGGTCATATAGAACGATTAAAACAATTATTAAAAACTAGCACACTAGGACAATTATCGATAGATATGCCATTAAATGAACTTAATATACAAAACAACTTGCAAACAGGTAAGGCTCAAATCAAAAAGTTTTTGCTAGCAATGAAAAATGAAGGTGTTGAAACAAAACAAGCCTTTAAACTATTAATGCAACATGTTGCAGGTGAAAAACTAGATGATGCTGATTGGAAGTTTATTAAGACTCAAATGAAAGATGTAGTTAAGTTGATTGGATTAACAACTGTAGCAATTGCCCCGGGTGGGACGTTAGTGGCATTGTTAGCTCGAGCACTTAAAGTAGATAAATACATGTTGCCGTCTTCATTTAAAACGGAAAAAGAAGTTACTGAATCATTGATAATGCATGTAACAAAGAAACGAACATTGGATGATGATGGGTGGCACCATGTTATGAAACATATGCGTGGTGTTGAAGATCCGATGGGACAATGGAATCATCCCGGCAAATGCACAATGATTCCTAGCAATAATATTACAATGCAACAAGTAAAATATCCAGTACTGGGAATTGATGACACAGGCGATATGCAAATGATGCAACCTGATAAATCATATAACTATCCAGGTACTAAAGTATTTGAAATACCACATACGCCGGAATGGCAAACAGTTATAATGCAATTACGTAATGCAATACAAAATGGATCGACTTATGCAGAATAAAGGATTAGGCAGTGATATTAAAAAAATAACCGCTGCAACAGGATTGGATAAATTAGCAAAGAAAATTGCACAACTTCTAGATGAAGATTGCGGATGCGATGAACGGGCAACCAAATTAAATGAATGGTCTAAAGATTGGCCTATATACAAAAAAAGGAACAACATAAATGGCAACAATAAGTAGAACAGGTATAGCTGGAGGTAGTACTATATCGCCAACGCATATTACAAATATTATTGATGCATTAGATGGTAGTAGTAGTACTACAACTGTTATAGCATCTGGATCATTTAGTGGTTCATTAACTGGCCATGCAACATCAGCTACAACTGCAACATCAGCAGCAACAGCTTCTTATGTTTTAAATGCAGTAAGTTCAAGCTTTGCTACAACAGCTACAACAGCAACAACGGCTTCTTATGTTTTGCAAGCAGTAAGTGCTTCATTCGCAACAACTGCTTCTTATGTTAAAACTGCACAAACAGCTAGTTATGTTTTACAAGCAGTGAGCGCTTCATTTGCAGTAAGTGCATCTTATGCACCAAGTACTGGTGTTACTATTAACAATAATACAAATAACAATTTAGTAACAGCAACTGGTACTGCAAACACACTTAATGGAGAAGCTACTTTAACATTTGATGGAAGTACGTTAGCTGTGGATTATGCTAAAATTACACTCAAAGAGGTTATTAATAATCTTACTCAATCTATACAATTAGCAAATGATGATGGCTATTTGATTATTGGTCGAGCAGACACCTCTGCTGCACTTCAGGTTTACGATTATGGCGCTGCGCGACAAGTTAAGATAGGTGCAGGTAATATTTTAGATGCTTTTATGACCAATTACACCTTTGGTGTGTCTGGTAGTAGTGCATTTAAAGGTAATACTAGTGTTACCGGATCACTTACAGTAAGTGGATCAAATACTTTAGTAGGTATTAAAACTATTACAGGTTCGGTATTTATTTCTGGATCTAAAACTATAACTGGAACTAATACCATTACTGGATCTTTATTAATATCTGGTTCAACCACACTATCTGGAAATTTAAACGTATCTTCAGGCATAACAGGTTCACTATTAGGTACAGCATCATATGCAACTCAAGCATTAAGTGCATCATATGCGCCTGGTGCTGGTACTCCTTTTCCATATACTGGATCAGCTGCAATTACTGGATCATTAATAGTAACTGGATCAACTTCTTTTAAAGGCAACGTAACCATATCAGGCTCAGCAACTGATAATATTACTTTAAATACTAACCTGTTGGGTGGAAGCATAAAAGCTCGATCAACATTAGTTGTTAATTTTGCTGATATAGCATTAGCTAGTGCTGCTGGTAGATTTGTTGTACCATTATACGCGGCAACATCACCTACGGCAGGAACATTGTATTGGGATGATGCTAATGCTATTTTGTATATATGGCAAGATACTGCAGGAGGCTCATGGCGTAATATGCCATTTAATTAAACATACATATTTATATAAAAGGAAACATTATGAAATTGACAAAAGAACAAATTTTAGGTATTGTAAGACACGCCTTAACATTTATTGGTGGTATCGTAGTAATGAAAGGCTTAGTTGATGAGACTTTAGTAACAGAACTTATTGGTGGAGCAATGACACTTACGGGTGCCATATGGTCTATCATCAATAAAAAATAAGAATTGCCATGAGCCATTGTAATTGTTCAAACACATGCACATGTAATTCTGAAGCTGGTAACTACATGTTTTTTGGTAATTTAAAAATCATTAAAAAATATGTAGATGCTATGCTACAAATGCCTCCAGATCAAGTTCAGGAAATATTAAGCAACGGGCATGATTGGGCAGCTGATCACGTTGCAACATCAAAAGACGATGTACAGGAAGTTGGCGATTTTCTAATGAATGAGATGCATCAAGGCAATGAAATGGATTCATACAATATGCAACAACCTCAGTTTATTCCTGCAGGATTTAAAAATCATCTCAAAAAATTAATGCCGGAACGAATTCAAAAGACTGAAGCTGGATATTTTGCTACTACTGAAACAGGTAAACGATTATCTAAACAACCAAAATCAAAAAAAGCTGCATTAGCACAATTGGCAGCAGTTGAAATTGCAAAGCATAAAAAATAATAATGGCATATATAGAGCACAACTTCTTCCCACTCAAAGTCTTTGTACGGGATGAATACCTTTATCAACACAAAAAAGGACAAGGTAATTTTACAGAGGGAATTGTAATTTCAGTAAGATGTATGCCTGGTCAGGTAGCGTTATTTCAGGTATTATTAAATAATGGCGTACTGCGAGACAAATTACCAAGTCATGCACTTCTAACATCACCTAATACGCCAACACCAGATTTGCCATTTCATTATTTGCAAATTTGGAATTGTTTTTCCTATAATTTTACTTTGTTGCAACTTAATTTTATTAAAGATGCACCGGTAGAAATATATATGAAAAATCGTCAATGGTATTCCGGCAAATACTTTGCTACTATTAATTGGGGGTCGAATGATATTAATACTGATATATCATTAGCTGAAGATCCCATAGAACATAAATCACATCATATCATACTAATGAACAATGGGCAAGTTGCATTGCAACCTAATAATCGTATAAAATGGTCTGAACCATCATTTGTAACAAAACCATTTCCAATTAAACCAGATTATCTTGTTTGCAATGAATTTTATAATTCAGAAGATACAGAAAAATGGCATACCGAAGATTCTGACAGAATGTTTTATGATAATACAATAAATTGATATTTATTAATATGAAACTATACAATTTACTATTTGAATCCAAACAAACTAACGATAAGTTTGAGGAATTTGCAGAGACTCGAGGTAAAGGTGCTGCTAAGATAGCGTCTACTGCTGAAGAGAAAGGTGGTCTTGCACTATTAACATGGCATCACTTTAAAGTGAAAGCTGCATATTATCGTAAAGCCACTGCGGGTAACTTTGAAATTGATTCTGCAAAAAAAGAATTTGCTGAAACACTTAAAAAGATTTCATTGGATATGACAGCAATTGAATTTCAAAGAGAAGTAGGTCGTTTAGAAGTATTAGGTGAATTGATTATCCGCGATAAAAAAGGCAAATAATGATTCGTTTAAAAAGTTTATTGAATGAGAGTGTAGCAACTGCTGATTCAATTGCTTGGGCTAAAAAATTTCAAGATGAATTAGGATTAACACCAGAAGCTGCTGCAGCAATGGCAGCAAACATACAACACGAAAGTGGATTTATACCTGACAGAATACAAGGTGCTGGAATTAAAACAGGAACGATGGCTGACTCTGGAAAATTAGGTTATAGTTGGGCACAATGGACTTTTGGTCCACGTAAGCAGTCATTTCGCAAGTTTATTTTAAACATGTTTAACATAGATATCAATAAAAAACCAGCAACTAATAAACATGCGTATGCATTTTTAAAGAGTGAAATAGGAAATTATCCAGGATTTAATTTTGATAAATTTAAACGATCAACTAATTTAGAATCAGCTACAGAATATTTTGTCACTAAATATGAACAAGCAGGTAAGCCGATGTTAGACAAACGCATTGCAATTGCTTATTCAATTTTAAATAAAATTAAATTACTTAATACAAATCAATCATCAACATCGTACATCGATGTTACATATACATCAGATAATCCGCCATATACAGATTTATTAAAGAATCCAATTCCTAAATTAATTGCATCGGTACTCAAACAATCTCTTGGTACATTTAATGATTATGAAGCATGGGCCGAAGCAGCTTTCATGGCAATAAAAACCAAATCAAAATATGCGCAAGTTACTAAGATATTAGGCCGAGATGCATATGAATATGTTAAATCATTTATGAATACGGGTACTAAATATCACAAACAACCGATTGATATCTCGTATAAGTCGTTAACATAATTTAGCAACATTTGGATTTATTAACATTATTTTATATAATATAGTATGAATGAAAACTTTATAGATAAATTATTTATAGAATCAATCAACATAATGAAGACGGCAGATTGGATGTGGCCTCCTCGTTGGGATACTAATAGAATAAATAAGTTTTTAAATGATTCATTAATATATGCAGAAAAAAATGAGTTCTATGAACAATGTAGTATTATCAGAGATGTTAAAAAAACAATCGAATCCTAAGCGCGGCAAATATCAAGTTATATTGCATGACGACAATAAAACTACGTTTGATCATGTTGTTGATTGTTTAATGGATGTTTGTAGTCATAATGAATTGCAAGCATATCAATGTGCATTAATTGTGCATAATTCCGGAAAGTGTTCTATATTTGTTGATTCATATGATGAGTGTGAACTAGTATGTGAATACTTGAATAAATTGCATTTAAAAGTTACAATAGAAAAATTTAAAAAATGATATTACGATTATTAACACCGTTTTATAAATTTAAGATTGCATTACTTCATGCAAAATATCATAAACATATGCGACGAGCAGATATAGCACGTGCAGCATCTGATATTATTAAATTTAAAAAACATGTATACAATGCCGAAGACGCTTGGCGCAAATTAGTTATATTAACACATAAAATCAAACCAAATGGGTAAAAAATCAGCACACACAGGAATGTCTCCTAAAGATAGATCTATCAATTTAATGGATAAATTTATTAGACGAAATGAAAACAGAAATAGAGATATGCCGTTTGTATCTGCAATTAGAAAAGATTCGAACATTCCTATAGACCAATGGCCTTTAAAGGATCAAATTGAATATTGGAATAACAGAACCGATAAAGACAGATTTGTGGACAAGTATCCAGTATATTCGTTTTGGATCGATGCCGTTCAATCAATATCAAAAGTACACCCGCAAACATTTACAGATTGGACCGTAAAGTTAAAACCTAGGTTGCAAGAATTATATGATGGCAAAGTATCTCCAAAAGAAACAATGATTGAACTAAGGAAACTAGGTGTATATTAAATGGAACCGAAGCAGTATAAATACATATATGGCATAGGCAAAACAGCACTCGATATTCCAGAAAGTGAAATTCGATATGCAATGGAGAATACAAAATCTAATGCTGAAGCGGCTCGCTTTCTCAAAATATCATTTACTACTTATAAAAAGTATGCTCGATTATATACTGATAGAGATACCAATAAAACATTGTATGAACTGCATAAGAATCAATTCGGCATTGGTATAAGAAAAGATGTAGCAAATGCCCGTAAAGGAATTTATTCAATTGACAATATACTTGAAGGTAAACATCCTCAGTATCCTACCTGGAAGTTACGCAATCGATTATTAGCATTAGCAATTCTGCCAGAAGAATGCGGCAGCTGTGGATATTCAGAACGCAGAGTAACGGATGATACTGTGCCTCTATTTTTAGACCATCTAGACGGCGATGCAACAAATCATTGCATAGAAAATTTGCAAATGTTATGTTTAAATTGTTTTTATCAACAATCAGGTAACCCATTCAATGAAAATAAAGAAAATTATTGGAATTACAATTTACTTGAGTGATATTTATTAATATGATATCAATGAAATCACTTATAATAGAAGGCCGGTATGACGGATTAGTTACTCAGTTATCTAATAAATTATTAGGCCTAGTAAAATCTAGTTATGCTGCTGTAACAGATCCGGATGGAACATTTTCAGGACAAAAGATATATTTTAAACAAGGTGAGACAGTACCTAATATCGATGATGATGCAGTACAGAAACACATTTACTTTGAAGAAGTTGATAACACAACTATCCCGGTAGAATTTTATTTGTCACTTAAAGTACAATGGATTGACGGGTTTAATGATTTCCGTGCCGGTGGAGATGCATATAATGATACAACGAAGCAAGCCGGCGAACCACCTTTAATTGAAATAAGATTTCAAATAGATACCGCTGAGTATCCAAAGGTATTATCAGAAGTAGCAATGCAACTTCGTGACACATTACGACATGAAATTGAACATGTAACTCAATCGGGTTGGAATTTAATTGATGGTAAATATATTCCTTCCGACCAGGCATTGAGAACAAAAATAGAAACAGGAACTTTGCCTCCAGCTCGTTACTTTACATTGCCAAAAGAAACACCAGCAATGCTTCAAGGAATGTATTTTAAGGCTAAGAAATCAAAAATACCATTCAAACAAGTTGTTAATGATTATTTAGATATCTGGGTATCTAACAATACCATTACAGATCAAGATAAAGAATCCATATTAACAACATGGCGAAACTATTTACCAAAACTAGGAATAAGGCAGGAGATATAATGTATCATATCGATGAAGCATGTTGGGATGGCTACCAACAATTTGGAATGAAGAAAAAAGGTGGAAAGCAAGTACCAAATTGCGTTCCAATTAAAGAAGCTGATGGTTATTGTTCATCATGTTTAATTGAAGCAATTGAATCTGCAGATGCAAATCCAGAATACATACACATAATGCAACCAGGTATCAACGAAGCAGAATACCATGGACGTAAAGTTCAATTAGGTAAACCAACTCGTGGTGATGTTAAAAAATTTAAGGTCTACGTTAAGAACCCAAAAGGCAACGTTATAAAAGTTAATTTTGGCGATCCCAATATGAAGATTAAAAGTTATATTCCTGCACGTAGACGCAGTTACAGAGCCAGACATCATTGTGAAAATCCAGGACCTAGAACCAAAGCAAACTATTGGTCTTGTAGAAATTGGTAAGTTGTAGTTTTTTTCATATATTTATAGTGTCATGGAAAAGATACAAATAACAATGCAGGAAATTTGGCAAGCAACGAGACCTATCGTTCAGCAAAGCAAAAAAACTTACACTCGCAAGAAAAAACACAAAAAAGTTAAAGAAACATTGGATTCATAATCTTTATTTCATATTATATAGAAAATAAAGAGCTATGAAAGAACAGAGAATTGGAGTACCGCATCCAAAGGATGCATCAGGCGCAGTTTCTATAATAGAAATTGGCACTAACATTGATATTACGGATTTGTTCCGGCCTATCATGATTGCACATGCAATAGAAAATGATGAAGCATTGATATTTAATGAAGTAACCGGCCGTGCAAAACGAGTGCCGAGAGCTGAAGTTGATTTTGGCGAAGTAACACGAATTAATAATACAACACCGGAGCCGACATTGAAAAAAGAATTAGATCCAGCAATGCAACTTATTCAGAATGCACACAAGATTAAGCCGTCGACATTAGAAATGTCTGACATTAAATGGAAGTATTTAGTTAGGTCAGCTGTTAGAGGTAAAAACATAATGATGGTTGGACCTGCAGGTTGTGGTAAGACGCAAGCCGCAAAGGATTTACCTAAGGCAACCAATCGTCCATTCTTTTATTTTAATTTAGGTGCAACTCAAGATCCTAGAGCAACATTGATTGGTAACACTCACTTTAAAGATGGCGCTACAATGTTTGATGAGTCTGCATTTGTCAAGGCAATTAAAACCGAGAACGCAGTCATATTGTTAGATGAATTATCAAGAGCACACCCGGAAGCATGGAACATATTAATGTCTGTCTTGGATGAAGGACAAAGATATTTGAGATTAGATGAGGATGTTGATTCGCCAACCATTATGGTTGCATCGGGAGTTTCTTTTATTGCAACAGCAAACATCGGTACCGAATATACATCGACCCGTGTATTGGATAGAGCATTAATGGATAGATTTGAAATAATTGAGGTTGATATACTTTCATTGTCTCAGGAAGAAGATTTATTAACAAAACGATTTGCAGACACAGTATCGGCAGCATTGATTCATTCAGTAGCAGACATTGCAGATGCAACCCGTAAAGAATGGAGATCTGAAGATGGTAAACTTTCCACCATGATATCCACTCGTATGACGGTTAGAATTTGTGAGTTGTTGGCTGATGGGTTTTCATTAACGGAAGCGTCTGAAGTAGCAATATTACCATTCTTTGATGCATCAGGAGGAACAGATTCAGAAAGAACCTTTGTTAAGCAAATTATCCAAAAACATATGGCAACTGAAATGAAAGACATATTCAACACAGATAATGTTGATCCAAATGATCCATTGAACCCATTCTAATTTTTCAGGCTAAAAAAAGAGACAGTTACGGCTAAAATCGCTACACGTTATTCATCGCGATCTGTCTCTTTTTTTTTAGTATTATGGTTGGAAATTACTGATTGATTTCATATTATATATAAAAAAAAGAGATGAGCATATTAAATAGATTTAAGGCAGGCAAATATAAATCAACACAAGCATCTAGCTTTTGGTTAGATGATGACTTCGATGTTGAATTTAAATCTGAAGCAGGTATTGATTATACTAAATTAGCAGCTGCTCAACGAGCCATAGGTAACTTTGTTAATATTGTTACAGGGAAGCCCATACCAGTAGTGTTTCAAAGCAATGATTCTAGTTACACTGATGGTGAGATGGTTACAATTGGTACCAAGCTCGATGGCAAGAATTTCGATCCAGCAGTTGGATTAGCATTACATGAAGGCTCCCACATTGCACATACCAATTTTGACTTGTTTAAACACACCAACGGCGGCCCGACTAGCTATTTAGCTAACACTCAATTTGCAAAACGTTGTAGTGATATGATTACGACAACGTTATGGGACGCAGATCACCGAGTAATTAAAGATCTATTAAATTGGATTGAAGATCGTCGCATTGATTATAAAATTTATACAACGGCGCCTGGTTACCGCATGTATTATGAAGCCATGTATAACAAATATTTTAATGATAAGGTCATCGATAAAGCATTAATTGCAGGTGAAAAGTGTCAAGAAACAATGGATGATTACATGTTTCATATTATCAATTTAACAAATCCAAACCGGCAACTAACTAGCTTAAAACAATTACGTGCCATATGGGATATAATTGATCTTAAAAACATACAACGTTTGCAAACAACGGATGATGCATTAACGATTGCATGCAATGTATTTACCATTATTAAACAAGCAGAAGCCGATAATAAATCTAATCCACAAGATTTAGATAATCAACCAAAACAAGATGATGGTGAGCCAGCGTCGGGCAATGGTGGTAGCGGTCAAGGTGATGGCGAAAGTAATGGTGATGGTGACGGTGATGGCGAAGAAAACAGTGACGGCGATGATGATGCTGACTCTGATAACGATAGTAATGCTGACTCTAAGAGCAATAATACATCTAAGAT